GGAGCACTGTGGCAGAGACCTAGGAGGGATGCACTTGGCAAAGAATAAGAAAGGAATGGTGATGGTTATCAGTCTAAAACCACCAGGTGGTAAGGCTCCTAAGAAACCAACCAAGACATCGGCAGTCGATAAGGGAGGCATGTGTGGTGTTAAGAAATCTAAAGCGTGTCCAAAATGTGGCAAGCAACTCGAGAAAGGTATGTGTAAAATGGGGTGCTAGAATGAACACTACACACATACCAAAAGGTAATGAAAACAACACTAGTTGGAGCATTGAAGCACAAGTGTAAAAAAGAAAGCGCTTTCCTTTCTACACTATGTCGTTGTGGCACTGGTTCGCTCGTAAGTTAATGTCCTTCATGGGCAACGTCTATGTTTGGTTAGACAAGCGTGTCAAGTACACTGACGAAGAAGTTAGTGAGGTCTTAGGTCTAAAGATTGACGAGGATTTGAGGACTAGTTCAAGGTATGAATTGTGTCGTCTAATAGAGCAAGAGTTTCAAGTGGCGAAGGATTCTTTTTGGAGTTTGCATAGCACCCAAAAGATACGTTTCGCTGCACAGCAGATTCGTGAGATGAAAAAGCCCAGCAAGTTTGAGCAGGGATATTGATGTTAGAAGAAGACCACGGTGTCAGCGTCGACATAGGTGGTCTTTTAGGGTGGGCACTGCGAAAGATAGGGATGTTGATTTGAAATTAAAACATCCTGATTGGGATTGGGATTATTGGGAGGCTATGTTAGAAGCCTTTGAATTAATTTGATAATCCAGGCAGGCACTAATTCCATCATCGCTTCGCTTATCATGTTGAATGTGAATGGGCCGTGAGGGAGAAGATGGGAAGAAGAGAAAGAAAGAAACACAATAGCCTTTAGCCACAGAAGCAATCGGTTTTTATTCTCCTCCCTCACTGAGCCGCTGGCGCGTCTTCAATATGTGAGACAGGGGCGTAGTTTATCATTCTTCCTCGTCTCGGGGCCAAGAAGAAGGTGCATTCAATAGTAAATACACTGTCCTGTCAGCCCATTGTAGCAATGTATAGAACCCTATCACCACTATAGGTAGTCCGCAACAAAACGCCAATATGTGTATCGGCTCAAGCCAGTCCAGCATTCTGCTCCCTCATGGCCATGATGTCATCTATTCTCAAGATTGCAGTGGCTACCTCAGTAGCACTACTAATGACTTGCTTGACTAGAGACTCCGGTTCTACTACACCCTTCTCTAAAGTATTGCAAATCTCTCCTACTCCTCGGTCATCTATGTACAGACCTATGCCATCCTCTGCAGAGCGCAGTTCCATGACTACGTCTAGTGGGTCCATGCCCGCATTGTTTGCTATGGCTGCAGGTATTATCTCTAGAGCATCAGCGTATGCTTCGAGGCACATCCTCTCTCTCGCTGTCATGTTAGGTTGTGTAGAGGCATGCTCTCTTACGGTCATTGAGGCTGCTGAGAATGATGCACCACCACCAGGGAACCCTTTACCACCATCTTTCATGGCTAAGCAAGTCACCCCAATAGCATCGTCAAAGGCTCTTTCATATTCCTCTATCGTCTGACGAGTAGCACCTCTTACAACTAAGCAAGTGGCTTCTCCTTCTCCTGATACTGTCACGAAGTCTAAGTCACCTATCCTTTCCTGTTTAACAGCAGCGTTAGTAGCCATGATAGGCTCATCTACATCCACTACACGATGATAGATAGGGAGGTTGAGTAATCTAGACAGTCCTTCCATGTCGCTTTGTTGCAAACGAGTCACCAACGGGATGCCATGTTGTGCTAGGTAGTGTGCCACGGCTTCATGGACACTATCTCTGACGAAGACCACTCCTTGAGGTCCTACTGCTCCTGCGACCATAGATGCTAACTCGCTTAACATACCTAACTCTTGTTGCTTCAACTCATGCAGTTGTTGCATGTTCTCGACTTGCATTTGAACCTCATTGAAATCGTACCCTTCAAGCCCACCATTGAGGAGGAGGATGTTTAGGTTACCTTCCATGGACTTCTCTTCTATATCGTTAGCGAACTCCTTGTTGATGACCAAACCATCCTGTACATAAGAGTCGCTTAGAGAACCTCCTGCTTGTGTGATTACTCTAATGTGGTCTAGGTTACCATCCGCCTTCTTACATGCCTTTAGGCACAACTCAGCAGCATAATCTAGGTCACTCTCTGCAGCCTTACCCCGCAGGGCAGTCTTAGCAGCGTCTAGTATTTCTATATCTTGAGACTTCAAGTGCTCTAAGGCTAGGTTCTTGCCTGATTGAAAAGACCTCAAGACTACACGAGGGTGTATTCCTCTCATCAATAGGCCTTGGCTTAGTGCCAGCATCTGTCCTGCCAATACTACTACGCTTGTAGTGCCATCTTTACAGACAGCCTCCTGCGTTTGGCTTGCCTCTACCATCATCTGTGCACCAGGGTGTGCTGTGTCTAATTCTCTTAACACTGTCACACCATCGTTAGTTACGATGTGGTGGTTTCCGTTCGTCAGTAACTTGTCCATACCTGCTGGACCCAAAGTAGACCTAACGGTCTCAGCCACATTCATGGCTGCTTTTATGTTACTCATTTGTGCTTCTCTTCCTGTTTGCTTTTCTTGTTCACTCATATTTCTTCCTCCATCAAATGGATGAATAATAAATCGGGGTCAATCCCGTAAAAATCACACACTGTGACGTAGAACTCCTTGAAGAACTCACTAGGTGCGTCTTCTAAACAGTTCACCATATCACCTCTATGTTATCTATGACTCCAGTCTCAGAGTTTCTTGATTTGACAAAACCTTCGTCTTTACCATGTACCCACAGGTCATAGTTTAATTGACAATCGCTTATGCAATACTTGGCTACCTCTAGATACTTACCTTCTGCCCATAACCTAGGAGCGTCTTCACTCTTTTGTGTCTTACCTACACCCAATGTGTGTTTACACACGTCGTCTAGGTGATGACTGTTACCAGTAATGCCTCTCAGTATGGCTGATGTGTCGACCACGAGTTCGTCTGACTTGGACATCAAGTGCCCTGCATAGAAACAATCTAGAGCATCTCGCAATACTGGTAAATCAAACCCCATAAGGTTGTGTCCTAGTATTTGCCCACCATCTTCTACGTGCTTCTCTAGATGTTCGCCTAACTCTTTAGGGTGCAGTGGGTGCCATTCAGCACCGTCTACGTCTATGAAAGACTTCGAGAACAGGTGTGCCTTTTCACCATCCCAGGTGCACACCACTGACGGGTCGAACAGATGTGTGTTTGACCAACCACCTATTTCCCAAGAGTAGTTACTCGTTTCTATATCTAATGCCATCATACCTGTCAATTATCTTCACCACTCCATCTTACGTAGGGCACTCCAGATACCTTGGTCTCCTTGAAAGAGTTACGCAGGTCATTGTAGTGCTTGTACACTACCGGCTGGCTTCGGTCCATCAGCCTTCCATAGGATTTGATTACATCTTTCTTCAAGACCCAACCATCACCTCTATGGTCGCCTAGGTCGTAGTTCTTACAGGCGTCAATCGCTTTCTGCCACGATTCTACCTTTGCAATCTTTGCTGCCTTAGTAGCACCTAGTTCTAAGTCACTCTCTAGCCACACAATCAGTCTTTCATAGACGTCATACAATATCTCCATGGCCATGTCGATGTGCTCTCCGCGTACAGTCCAGACCTCGCTGGGGTCATAGTTTCCACTGTTGCGTGCTTCATTCTTCTCAATGAGCACTAAGTGGGTAGCCAGTATGTTGAGATAGTTCTCTATGTTAGGCATGAAAGAGAGGACTACATCGCTCAACTTAGCATCCATACCACTGACTAATCTGTAGAACTCTTCAACTGCCATGTCAACAGCAGCATCGAAGTCCCTACTCTTCCTGAATAACTGTAGGGCTGCGCCTCTTACTATGGCCTCCCTCTCTGCTCTCTCTTCTTTGATGTTCTCATCCAAGTCTTCCCACATTTGTCCATCGATGTCAGAGCATGCGAACAAGTGCTCTCTGACTAGGCTTTGAACTTCAATGAAATGCTGTGCTAGGTCTTCTGTGCTTCTGACTTCTTTCATCTCGTCTGACCACAGCCCTCTCATACGCCTCTTAGATACCTGCATTCTCTTGTCATTATCCCAAGGGGCATAGAACAATAGCACTCTTTGGAAGAGACCTTTAGTCAGAACATATTCCTTCACTCCTGCTGGAGGGAAAGTGGTAATCCAAAAAGATACACGAGACTCAGTCTCAATCTTCCCGTCCTTCATGTGCTTTGTGAGTGTGTTACTGTGGCTACCGATGGGGTTCATTGATTGTTGCAAGTAAAGGATAACTTCTTGGAAGAACTGTTTTGGGCTAGGCTGTAGTAAGATACTACCTTCATCGAAGTTCAGTAGTTTCTTACCGTTGAGTAGACCAGGCACTTCTTCGGTGTAGTAGTTACCGTCTTCATCCTTGTGTGTTTGGAACGAACCAATGAGACCAGCGTCAGTGCCTGATGTGAACATATCAGCATCTATACTGGCGTGCCGTGCTATCTCACCGATGAACTCCCATGCGATGGACTTACCCGACCGAGTCGGTTGAATCCAAAACACATGGAATCGTGGGTCCAAATAGGATGCCCACACGGGTATTCTCACATAGTCTACTACTGCCTGTCCTTGCAAAAAGAAGAACGACAGTAATGCAGGCGTCTCATTATAGAAAGAGGTCTTTCTAAATCTGTCCACATAGTCTCTCAGTATCGGGTATTTCTTCACGGCTGTATAATCTTCCCAGGTTCTTGCCATAAGACACCGGCATCAGACTAGGCTTATGAACTTACTTACTATATCAGAAAAGAATAACACAATAATATCAAGAAGAACGACGCTCGATTCTGACTTCATCTTCACTCGTTAATGCCTCTATGACTCGCCCTCGGAGGACTTTACCCATACGTTTGACGTTTCTCAAACAGTCGCCGCACGCTGCTTCTTCTATGCTACCGCAAGCGTTGAGTATGTTGTCTACCATTTCGTCACCGATGCCAGGGATGGTACGTAACATATCCACTCTAACATCGTTGCTTGAAACACGACGTACTGCTTGTGCACCGTGCCTACTAGCACTTTTGTATGTCTTCTCATGCAGACCCACTATGAAGTGGGATGCTTCCATGAGGTTGGGGGCTCGGTATACTAAGCAACCAAAATCTGCTGCGATTCTAGCCATACCACCTGCTATTTGCTTTGTTGCAGCGCTAAAATTAGTGGAGCCGCCACGTTGTTCTACCTGCTTGACGTATGCCCCCACCTCACCCCACACGATGATGCCAAAGGTTGCAGCGTTAGCATCGAGATTATCCAATTGACGCATGAGGTGACCACTACGCAACGACTCCAAGAAGTCGGAGACAGACTTCGCTTCTAAGTGCCACTGTCCACATAGGTAATCACCTATCACTAATGCCTCTCTTTTGATTGGTACCGGAGGTTTCTTTTTCATAGCCCTACGGAGCACTGCTTCGGGTAGAGGTCCGCGTTCGTTACTGTCGATGATTAGGGCTTTCATACTGAACCAGTCCCATCCCATAACTGACATCTACCTAAACACAAACCGCCTGCTTCTAACGATGCACAGTGTTGGTGGTAACCACCATTGACTATTGTACTGACATGATATCTTGTAACATTCTCATCATAATCAGCCCAGTGTAGAGTGCCAAGGTAGTTAGATATCATTTCTACGTGTTCTTCTCTAGACTTCTGAGAAGTTCTCTCTACAGGTAAGAAGTTACGCAACCTAGAGGCTAGATAGATAACCAAGGATTTCCTAGCGTCGTGAGGCGGGTTGCTACCGACTTGGCACGCTGCTTCTACTAAGCAAGGTAGAATCTTAATACCATTCATTTCAATAGTTTCAAACTCTAGTGTAGGACCACTTACATTGAAGCGCTTGGTCTTAACCTGTTCGATAGGCAAATCTACTCCATTGCTGCCATACATGAACTGACCTCTTCTGTGACGCTCTGCTCTCTCACAGATATCGTCCCACGACCACTCCAATAGTTCTTCACTCTTGAGTGGGATGCTCCACCTACCTACGTGTTGCTTAGCGTTGTAAGAATTAGGTATTCTAATCAATCTAGCCATGTCAAATGGCACAGTGGGGTCCATGCATCCTAGGTCTAGCGCGTCCTTCCATGCATTAATCACCATCTTACCTGCAGCCTTGATGATAGATACTTCACTTCCAGTGGATGGTCTATGCGTCTTAGATAATTTAATCCATATGTGGAAACCATTACCACTGAACCACACCGCATGGTGGATGTCTTTGTCCATTAGCATCTGATGTGTTCTTCTGACTTGCTCTAACACTTTGTCACCTGGTACATCAACGACCAGTGACCCATGCCTTTCCTTCCTATCAAAATCTAGAACGAAATGACGGACTATTGCTGTGTTGTACTCACCCCTTTTACCGCTTGGCTTGACCGCCCTAAACCCGTACACACTAGTGTAAGCACACTGACTATTTCTCAACGATTTCCAATATGTCTCAAGTTCTGTAGGGCTGTGTACAACCTTACGGAACAGCCCTGCTTCACGAGGGAAATCAAAATCGATAATGTTCACCTAATCCCCCCTAAACTTCGGACACAAGTCCATGTAATCACAGTGTGAGCATTTGAAATCTGCTTTAGTGACAGGGAAATCTTGGTCTAGATACATCTTGATGAGTTTATTCAATGCTGTCTGCATTGCTCTCTCGCTGACCTTCTTTGTTGGTTCATAGTCTAATCTATCAGCAGCGCTGTAACGCCATCCCCAATGAGTTACTATCTTATCATTGAGACCTACGGCTTCAAGTTCTTCCGGAGATGATAGTTCTATGAGCATCTTGTAGTATGCCATTTCCATACGCATCTCAGACATTTTCCTGTCGTTCCACTTACCAGTCTTCAATTCCATCAAAGCCAAGCCGCCCTGGCCATCAGTAAACACTCGGTCTATGATACCAGTCAGTTGTACTTCCACTTCCTGACCATCGACATGGAAGGTGGTTCTAGGAGATAGTTTGACTTCATTCGCAACGGGTAAGAACTGGTCCACGTCTGTGTGGGTTAGACGTACTAACTCATTGTTCATCAGCCACTCCATGTTGTGGTTGTAGTCACGCTCGTAGAATGGCTCATCTTTAGAAGAGTCTCTTCTCATCCCAATAACATCTTCTTTAGTCGGTAGCCATGATTGAAAATGTTCCAATACTTTCCTGTCATGACCCCCCTTTGCTGCCTTCTGTAACTCCTCTAACTCATCTTGTTCTGCTTTGTGATAGAATGCTTCCATACTTTGGTGCACATCATCGCCTATCACTAGATAGTGTCGTTGTTCTTGAGGGACTAGGTAGTTCTTCGACAGCCACAGTTGTTGAGCACACCACTTGGTGCTGGTCAAGGTAGACTTACTCACTCTAATTACTATACCCTCTTCGCCCATTTCGGGAGTCCAAGCATAGGAGGACTTGTCATCGTAGACCATTGGCCTGTAATCCTCACTCACTCTTCTCACCTTGTTTTTCCAAGGCGACAATGAGTAAGGTTAGATACCCTATTAGGTCATAGTAGATGTCTAAGTCACTCTCTATCCCCTCACTACCGCGAGCGAGACGGGATAGTTTGTCGTCCATACGTATCTTAATCAGTGCCGCTACTTCTTCGTCACCCTGATAGAATACTCTGAGTGGGTCCATGACACTGTCGCCATACTTTTCATTCTTCTCTCGTAACATGTGTGCTACACGCCACAGAACGGAGTCCGTTGGTAGTTGTTCTTCGGTCAGAGGAACTCCTCCAAGGTGGTTTGTCTCGTCGCTTCCGGCATGAACTCATGCAATGTTGTCTGTCTGTATTTCTTCTTCTCTTCCATAATTATCACCACCACCCGTACGCTTTGGGACTAGGAGCACCTAATGCTCTGTCTAGGTCCCAAGATAGGGTAGAGTATACACTGTCCAACTTGGTGTATAGCATTTTCTTTAGAATTGTGTTGGCATCTAAAGTGTAGCCATCCAAGTCTTGAGGTTCACGGTAGGCCATAATGCCTGGCTCTTCTTCGATGTATGTCCAAGGAACTGAGTCACCTTTACCGAACTTCTCACGATTGTTTTCATTGTAATATGTCGCTGCTTTGGAAGCACCGCTGAGAACTTTGTAGTCTTTGAGGTGCATACTTAGTCTAGTTTTCATAGACACTTCTGCGAGTTCTATTTCACCATTCCTAACACTCATGGCTATAGGGTGGACAAACTTCTCTACCTCACTCTCGTCAGCGCCGTTACAGACCAACTCGAAGACACCCTTCTGTATCTTTTTCGAGATAGGTGCAGTGTTTGATGCCTTCATACCAAAGCCGGCAACCTTGAGTTTACCATTGTCCTCCTCAGGCCATGCTACTTTACCGACATATCTATTCTTCTTAGTGAGCAACCAGTACGGCATCCAAGCCTCTAACTCAGCAAAGAGCATAACATTGCCCGTGTCACCCTGTACAGCAGATGTGATACGCTCGGCTAATGCATGAGCCTCTTCTACACTAGGTACTTTCACGAATGCTGAGTCAGTGTGACCGTAGAGGCACTCATAACCATAAGTGGTGGCCACACTGTCTAGTAGTCTGATACATCGTCTACCTTCTTGTGTGATAGTGTGAGCGATATCGGCATCAGCCCACCCATATCCAACATGAGCACACATACCATACAGTGACGCCATCACTCTCTTGACTGCCATCTGTGTGGTGTTCCACGCTGCTCGCTCCTCAGGAGTGCTTGCTTCCCTCATTTTTCGTTTGCATTCATCACGATACTCGAAGAGGTATTGCACCACAGAGGGCAGGAGACCTTGTTTAGACTGGTCCCAAAAAGAACCGTTCTCTAATTGTATTATGTTCTCGCCTGGCCCATCTCGCTGGGTCTCATAGGAGAGGTTGTTTCCTAGAATTAGTGAGGGGTACAGCCCCTTGTAATCTATCACTGCCACTCCTTGGTGAAGCCCAGTAACACAGTTGAGGCCTACCTCAGCACCTTTGAGTTTCGCAATCTCACCTGCCTTGAAGCGGCTTGGCGCTTTCTTGTCCGTCCTACGAGACAGGAGACCACGAGCAAAATTGGTGACGTTACACGCTGACGGTAATGAGACACCACAAAGTCTGACCATCTGCACATAGAAGTCAGTCACGTTTCTTGCCTCATCTATTCCTTTGAGTAGATGAGTATCTAGTAGACAGTAGTCTACAAACTCGGGCCAATACTCGTACCAGCCATTGAAGACATCCATACCTTCTATTTCTTCTGTCAGTTTAGACCCTAGACCTACAGTCTCAGCGATGTCGTTAAGTTTCAGTGATGGTAGTTGCCCACCACCGCTGTCCTTCCAGACCCTCTCAAAACCCGTCCCGCTAGTAGCCTGCGCTGCAGTATCGAATTGCCATCTACCTACAATGGGCTGGTCAGTAGGGTCATACCTATCCTGCCCTCTTTTCATTCTGCGTATCTGTCCCACAGGACTGAGTCTTTGCGGGTTAGGTATTCTTTGTATGAGATGTGGAATATCAAAGAAGGAACCTGCGTGTGCTATCATCATATCAGGGTCACGCTCTTGTAAGAATGCAACAAACTGTTCATGTAGTTCAGACTCTGAGCCTGACAGCCGTAATTCGTATGTCACATCCCGCACTTCCCGTTGCATGACAGGGTTAGATAGTAAATCGTAAGGGCAGTTAGTTCTGTTATCTGCCCAAGCAAATACTACGGGAGTGTCTAAGTCGCTGTCTATCACAGCAATGATGGTGGTAAACCCTTCATCGGGGTCCGCTTCTATGTCAAACCACCATTTACGAGGCTTCCAGTCAGGCATTTCTTGCATGTTATCTATGAGCCACCGGTCTGTGAATCTGACATCAGCCTCGTATGTCTTATCGAACTCCTGTCTCATGCTGATGATATCGAAAGGAGATTCTGCTACTACTTTGATTAGAGGGTTACCATCTAACCCCACCGCTCTCTCGTCAGTTATCTGAGTGCCTGGGTATCGGGTCAGTAGCCTGCGCTTTCTATAGTCACCAACATTCGCAGGTATCCAAAAGTATGGTTTGTAACCCTCTATATTATTCTCGATGAGATTACCTTCTGCGTCCCTATAGCGGGTGTATATGGTAGGGGTTTCACCATTGGTGTAGTAATCATCTACTATCAGGCCAATACCTCCTTCCTTGATTATAATCCATGTCAAACTCTATCGTATATGTGAATACCATTTAATCCCCCCTCTTGTCCATCACCAAAAGGACATGGTCTCTAGTGGTGTGTCGGAATATGGCAACGAAGTCATCAGCAGTGTATAGTTCTACTGTGCCTTGTGGTATGGTTAGTAACGCATGAGGCAACCAACTACCGAAAGAGGATGTACAAACATCGCTTGGGCCATCTACATCTTCCAAGTCTATACCAATGCTCATCTTTGCCCCACCTTTGTTACCTACATTGATAGACAGGAGGGCTTCACTAGTGTCAAACTCGCAAGTGATTGGGAGGTCTTTACCTACTATCTTCTCACTTGACTTGACTTGGTAAAGACTCTCAGCGTCTATCTTTCCGTAACACGTGAGTGCTCTACCTGCCCATGACTTCCACAAATTAGCCTCTGCTTCTTTTAGGAGAGTCATTGCTTGTGCTACACTCTTGTGTGAACGTACATAATCAGTAGTAGGTAGGTTGAGGCTGGTCTTACCAGACAAGAGCCTCAATGCTGAGTTCTTTGGTTGCCAAAGAGTGACCATGGAGTCCTTAGGTAGGCTCTTGATGAAAGCCAGTACCTTAGTTAGGTCCGCTATCGTTATCTCACCGGAGTCTACGACCTCAGCACTCACTGAGGTGTGCAACATATGAGTGGGTAGTGCTACTGTGCCTGACAGTCTCATCTGTTGGGCCTTGAGCCTGAGGTCCCCCACCCCAGGCCCAAAACCCGTCAAGAAAGCAGTCAAACTTGCCTTGCCTAGAGTCACTCGGGTAATACTACTCCCTCCTTAGAGCAGTACCCCGATTTTGGCGCGGCCTCGCATACATCGTGTATAAAGTCTTTTCGGTTAGGCTCATTACACCCGCACATAGTAGGCAAAGGCTCCTTTTCCCCCTCAGGAGTAAAGGAAACTAGTATGATAATACCTGTGTCGTTGCAATCCTTGCAAGTCATTGACTACCACCAAGCAGTTCCGGTAATCCGTGCCACTTGAGTGGCTCG